TGGCATCTTATCGCCAATAACATCCATGAGAGTGGAGCCAACAGAGGTGTCTTTAAATTTGCCTATAATAGAACCTACTACATCCGCGACAAATGAAAGGGGAGATATAATAGCTAACGCTGCAGATTTAACTGCATTTAAGGCCGCTGGAAATGTTTTTCCAATTACATCCATGAAAGTAGATCCAACATCATCTCTAGTGAACTGCTCTATAAGCTTCATTAACACATATACAAGGCCGCCGACAGCTAAAATTATTCCACCGGTGGCAATATTAAAACCAATAAAACTAGTTGTCAGCGCGCCGGTAGCGGCGGTGGCGACACCTGTTGCGCCAGCTTGGGCTCCCATAGCTACGGCAGTGCCGGCGGCGCCGTGTGCAGTTTTAGCTTGAAGTGCATTCAAGATTCCCAGCTGTACATTCTGCGAAGCTGTTGCCGTCTGCCAAGCGCCAAATGCAAGAACTAATTTCACACCTATAGCTAACGACAAAATTGCCATCCCAACCCATGGTTCAGCAGCCAAGAAATCAATAACCGCTCGAAAAGCTTCTATAAGAGGCGACATACTCACAGCAAGACTAATAACAGCATTTTGTAAGTTTTCAAACATGGTAGTGGCCTTCTTTGCCATCTCTGCCATATCTTCCTGTGCTTTTTTGTTTGCTTCCGCTTTCTCTTGAGCAGCATCGAAGCCGCCTAAAGACTGTCCGAAGAAAGCAGCTGCTTCACTCATATTAGAAATACCCACCGAAGCAGCCAGAGACTTCTGTTCATATCTACTAAGCTGATCAAACTGAATTCCAGCGTTCGCAACAGATTCTAGAACTGCTCTGTTTCTTTCGGACTCCGTTTTATATACCATGTCAAGACTATTCAGGTATGGTCCGCCCAAAATACCATTTAATCGACCCACTGCATCCGCTGCGCTGGCAAACGTATCAAACTGCGCGGCGAGGCCCAATAAACTGCCCATGGACAATCCTGTCGCAGCTGCTTGAGCTTCCAACGCCTTGAACTCGTCTGTCATTTTGTCGCCATAAACAGCAATTACACTTGAGGCCGCTTTAAAGTCTTGCATACCTTTTGTGACTGAAATATTCAGCCCTTGAAAATAGCCGGTCAAATCCGCGATTGTGTCTTCGGCCTGCTCGCCAGTTTGCCCCATGACTATGTTCAACGTGTTCATAATCTCGGTGGTATCAGCAACCGAAACGCCCGCCTGTGCCATTGTAGCTGTAAACTCTACCATGCTTTCTCGAGCGCTAGCGGACGCGGTTCTGAACATAACTGTATTATTAAGTAACCCTTCAAAAGCTGGGCCGGCATTTTTAAAGTCTAATCCCTGCGCTCTAAGAGCGTTCGATGATCTGGTGACAGAAGCGGCCATTTCATCAGTTGCGCCTGTTGCCTTGAACACTCCAGCAGTCAGCGCATCGAGTGCAACTATATATTCTTGTGTTCTCGTTGCAACAAGTCCTCCAACCATATCAAGTGCCTTTTTGCCGGCTCCTGCGAGGGCGGTGCCAACGGCCTTTACCTTACTTTCACCTTCGGGAAAGCTATCGAACCACTTTTTTGTATCTAAGGCAAGAGTCCCCACGCTTGAAATCATAGAGACTGCGCCACCTATCATGGTGTCGTGAAAGCTCTTGCCAATACCGACGAAGGAGCCCATCATTCCGACAAATTTTCCTGCGGAATTTAACTCGCCTTGCAAAAGTTTGTTTGCTTTCTCTCTTTGACTGACAACCTCAACAAGCGCGTCTTTTTCTTCTTTGGTCAGATTGAGTAGTTCTCTCTGAGCACCTAACTGGCGGTATAACTCTTTAACTTCTTCTTTCTTGGAGGCGACGACTCGTAATCTCTCTTTGAGGTCCTCCTCCGTGATTTGCTTTGACTTCTGCTTAGTGGTATACAGTTCTTCGGCTGCTGTTTGCTCGGCAAAGAGGGCTGTTAGTTTATCTGACAGGGCTTTCTCTTCTGCCATAATCCTTTGCTTAGCAACTTCCTCTTCTTCCATGAGGGTTTCAAGTATGCTTTTATGATTCTCCCGCTGCGTGGCCAACAACTTTTCTCTTTTCTTCAGGTACCCCTCTTGTTCCCCCATCGCCTCATTTATCTTGGTTTCCTGTTGAGCCATTTTAGCAAGTTGGACATTCACCATTTCAAATGCTTTTTCTATTCGCTTAACTAAGCCTTCTCCGGCTTCTAGTTTCTTAAACTCTTTTAAAAAAGATGGTGTGTTTGATGTATCTTCTGGAGGCATGATTAACTAGTCCTTATTTAAATGGCCACTTTACCCCAGTCGCACTCTCAAAACTTTGAATAGCACCATCCAACTTATATTTGCTTGAATAAGTTTTCGGATCGGTAAGGCCGAAGCGATTATAATAATCTAGATATCTTCTCTCGGACTTTAATGCATCGATAAACGTACTCGTTTGCGATGGGGTGCCATATACATCCATACCAGTTTTGCTGCCTGGAAACATATGTTCTAGAGCGTATTTAATTACTCCGCCCATTGCAGTCAAATAGCTTTCGTTTAGCTCTTTTTCTCGGAAATCGACAACAATTTTATCCATTTTAAATACTCTCCACCTGTCAATATATAATTAGTCGATTGTTTTTATTTTTTACTATCTGGTTGCTTTTTCCATCTGTTCTTTTTCCATTTCTAGTTGCTCAGATAGCCTCTCAACAAACCATGTTCTTATTCGAACAGGTAGATTGTATGCTTCCGCAAAACTCCAGCCACCATAATACTTAAGATAAAAAAACTGTTCGTAAACTTGTTCTAGATACTTCTCACTTAGGCCAAAAAAATGCGGCAGAGAATGGAATAACTAACTCATTCTCCACCGCACAACTCGGGCATGTAACTACTCGCTCAAGATCTACGTTAGGCGTGACCTTGGCATAAAGATTTCTCAAAAATCTAGAATCTTTGGCTGGCATGTTATCGATTAGTCTATTAACGATTGCCCGATCAGAATTTCCGTTAACTGAAACAATAAACTCTCTAAATTGATCGGTCATGGTTGACTCAGGCATATTTAACTTCTTGAGCCTCTCAGCTTTTTCTGAAAGAGTTCTTTCATCAGCGCCAGTAAGAAGACGAACCTCAACAGTTGCTTCCATTTTCGGAAGAGTGATCAAAAATGTTCGATCCTCTGTAAGTTCAACACCCAATTCCTCAAGATTGTCTGGATATATAAAGTTTAGTTCATCTAAATCAAAAGAATGTTCAACATTTGTATAACAAACAGGACACATCACTTTTGTTTCGTAACCATTTCCATATCCAGTGGATCGAGCTGCAATAATTAAAGCATTTTTATCTCCGATCAGGATATTGTTGGATCGGACATTTTTGTCGACAAGAAGATTGTCTAACAGGCGGTCAATAGCAATCCCCTTTTTAAGAAGAGAACGGGAAGTCAGAATATCTTCATCTTTTGCCGTCATGTACCTTATTTCCACGGACTCCACGTTATGCAACGGATGGTTGGGTGGATAAAATACACCTCTTGATGGTAGTTCAACAAACTCTGTTGGGGTTACAAACGAAAACGGTTCGTTTGATGAGTTATTGAGTTGTTGTGGAGGAGGCGCTGGTGAGTCCACTTTGGCTCCCAGGCGTTCCTCATTATTTCTTTGTGACATACTAACCTCTTATGTGTATGGAGTATTATACCATTATTATAATTTGATGTTAAACTTGATTTGAATGTATGGCATAGTCATAACGAATTGTTACGTCAACAGTTACCATGGCATCGCTGTTATAATCTAGGCTGCCAAAGTTAACAGATTGAATCCAAGGTGTCTTCAAATCCCAGGTTTCGCCCACGAGGGCTTGGCCGTTGGCTTCAGTCGTATATTGTTTCAAGGTGACGCCGCCGCCGAGAGCTGCGACTGCTTCCTTTTTAGAAAGAGTCACTGGGGTTGGCTGAGTTGGACGAGAATATCCAGAATCAAGCAAAACTCTCATTAATTGCCCGCTAGTACCATTGGCGCCAAAAGGATCAACAAGAGTCATTGCAACTGACTTCCATGTAAAATGCCCAGGAAACCAGAAAGAGTGTCCAAAATATTTATGCTCAGTTTCCTTGATATCAAATGATGGTTTTGTTGTTTTTGTTACATAAAAACTTAGATGTCGCGACGGAATAAACAAATTCCATCTATGTTGTCTTTTTGGCTCCAGATTGGAATCTGTCCAGAATTTTGTTGGCATAATTTATGTTCTCCCTTTCAATATTAAATAGTAAGATAAATTAAAATGTTTGTTAATTTTTATCAATCCTCGAACGAAGCTCCAGAGTCTGTAACGATGAAATCCAAAGCAATAAATTCGATAGCTTTCGTAGGCTTAAGGAAAATCTTAGCGTACATGATATTTCTATCGATAAGCTCATCGGTCGTTGTTGATTTGTCGAGAACAACCTTGTAATCATCCAAACCAAAGCCTGATCTAACTCCTTCAAGGAAGTCATCAGCGCGCGACTTGAATCGGGTCCAAGTCAACTCGATGTTCGGCTCGAATAGAGTTGTTGCAGCAATTCTAGACATTTCCTTCTTCACATGAATTAACAATCTGCGAACATTAATTCTGTCCAGAGCGGATCTTGTCACCTGAAGCGTCTTTTGGCCAAACACTACGATTCCTTCATTCGGGAACGTCGCAATTGGATTGATATTCGCATCATAAAGTCGATCTCTATCTCTAGAAGAAAGCACTTGTCGTACTCCAATAATTGGAATGCCGGCTGCGCCATTAGTAATCCCGCCTCTTGTAAAGCCTGCAGGAGCAAACCAAAGAGCCTGTTGTCTTTCACTGTGGGCCATAGTACCCAAAGCTGCAACTGACGGCGGAAGCCAAACGATTGAGTTTGATTCGGTGTCTCTTCCGAGAACCCATGGGTAGTAAGCACACCCATAGCTTGTATTAAGCCCGCGTCCTCTAAGATTCGAAACCGCACCGGAAACAGTTCCCACGTTTTCAGAATCATCACTAGTGTTTTCTGTGCCGGGTGTATAATCGTCCGGGAGGTCGATGATTGCAAGAGCGTCAGCGCGATTTTCACATGTCCTAATCAAATGCTCAGTCAAAGTCGTGTCGGTGAGGCCCGGTATAAGAGCCAAATTAAATTCAGCCTGCTCTGGATCCGCAAGCGTATCAATCGCTTTCTTGATCGAGTAATGAGCATAATTGTTAATTTCTGTCTTTCCGCTTATCAATGAATTTCTAAACGGCTCTCTTTCGGTGACATTTAAACCATCATGACCTCCCCACATAACAGTGGTAAATCTGTTGTATTTCTGGTTCTCGAGCATGCTGGACCAACCATCTCTTCCTGTTATTGATTGGCTGGCAGCCGAGTCCCCGGGGCCATTTACTCCATTAAATCGACTACCTGACTGATAATAAGCCCCCTTGCCATCGTTACTAGAAGAAAGATGATCAAGAGTAAAGACATATGAATCTTCATCATGTGTTCCGGCGCCTTCAACTTCAGCAGGAAGAACTCGAAGAATATCAAGATTACTCTTATCAAATCTTACACTACCACTCTCATTTAGGTCAACGCCCCAGAAAGCAGTTTGCGGAGAGTTTACATTGCCTTGAAGCCCATCGTGTCGAAGAGCAATTGTCGGGAAGTGGAAAGATGCAGTGATGTTTAGCGTGCCGCTGACATTATCTGTCGTCGCTCCATTTTTGACTTGCGTGAAGCTAGCCGTGAAGTGATAACCATTAAAGGTTGTTCCAAGAGCATGCTTGTAACCACCACTAGTAAATGTATCGCCGGCGGCAAGATTACTCGTGGCGCCCGATAGGGCAGTAGTATCTTTAATTTTTCTCGGTCCATAAAAACCAAATGGAAGATAACGTGCATCCGTTGAGCCTTTGTCAACATCAACATTCATATCAGCTCTTATATATCTTGAAGCATTATCAAACCTTCCATGATACTTATATCTTTTTTCAGTCTCATTCCAAGTTGTATACCTGTCTCCAATTTTTCTTGCAACGTAATTTTCAGAATTTGGATTCAATGTACAACCTGTAAATCTTTCAATATATACCGGAGCATTATCCTGGTCAGATAACTTACGAATTGCCACAGTGAAAGAACCATAGTCGTCCAAATTGTTGCTGGACGGCTTAATATCCATAATTGAAACTTTGAGATTGTTCTGGTTCCATTCGCCAGAGTCACGCGAAAGCAATCTGAAAAGCTTTTGCATTTGTGTCGCATCAAAAGTTTCGGCGTTTCCAAGATCCTGGGAAACAAACCATCCAGTTTTTGAGTTCTTGGCTGCAAAATTACGATCAGCCCAATCTGTCTGAGTAACGGCGTCACGGAGGCCGATGAGCATGGCTGCATCAAAAGTTGAAGAACCAGTTAAAGGATTGTTTCCAACAGTATCACAACCTTCGATAAATCTATCATAGGTCTCACCCAACCAGTAATACTCCCTACTTCCTGTTGCCGTAACAGTTGTGTTAGTCAAAGTAGGATTAGTATTGAATACTTTTCTAATATAAAAATCGCCATTTCTGTCGAAATTGAATTTATACCTTCTATCAGCATTTAGCGAAGAACTAATTTTCATATAGAAGTAACCGCTAGAAGCTGAGATCATGGTCGCGGTGCCTGTGCCAAGACCAACCTCGCCTCCCAAAGTTGTATCATGGGCGAAGGATGAACCCGCTGAAGCTGTCAGACCCACAGTGTTAGCTCCCCCTTTATTATAGAATACCGCAGCCAAAACACCAGTTGCTGGTGCAGCACTGTTGTGACCGCCAGTGTGTGCTGTATTGAATAAAAACAATCCGTAGGCGCCGCCGTCAACATCTTCTTTAACATCGCCTGAATCCCAACCAGCTTTACCGGCTGAGACAGCATTTGAATGTTGTTCTCCGAGCAACCTAACAACTGTTATAGGAGCACTGTTTCTCAACCATGCTTGCGCTGCATATGCGGCATACGTAGGGGCTGTAGTATTTCCATTTCTCCAAACATCTCCACCTCTTCCACCCGCTTCGGGGGTACCAAATGTCTCAACAAAATCTGCATATGATTGAACCTTGACCGGCCGCATGGCTGGTCCCTTTTTCAATCGACCAACGACAACAGGTCCAACGGCATCGGACTGTTTATCAATGTTCGAATTATCGATCTCGTTTAAAAATATTCCGGGCGAGACAAAATTAAATTTTTTAGCTGACATATTCCATGTTCTCCTATAAAATGAAAATGATTATTTCTCTAATAAATAGTTGTTCACTTTCTTAAAATCCAAAATTATGAACGATAAAATCCCTCTTTACCTAAATGTTCCATTTCAGCTCTAGATATTACTCTTTCACGAGGTATTTTAACTTCTACCGCGTTTTCTCTAATAATGATTTTTGGATTTTTTTGATTATCTCCTTCCCCAACAATATAGCCCAAAACATCAATAGTCACTTTTGTTTGATATTTTCTTTCTTCTGCTGCTGCCGAAGTTACATTATGGTCTTGTGTGAAATCCTGCTGTATCATGGCTTCATATAGATGGCCATCTCTTGTCAAACTAACATAATTAATTCCCCCGGGGCTTGTAACAAAGGGCGTAAGTAACTCATTCATTTGTTGTTGATATTCTGTTCTTAATGTTATTGTGTATTTTAAACTAAGGTATACAGGCATAGGAATGGAGGCAATGCTATAAACTACTTTTGTGTTAGATCTCGGCCGATTTTGATCTCTCCTGTCAGCTGAGCCAATAACGGGGTTTCTCGAGGCAGCTGCATTGGCAAAATTCTGTGTCTTGTCCTGATTAATAATTCTTGAAATTGTTAATGATCCTCCTTTTGCATCAGGGGCCGGAGGAGTGGGGGCCCAAAATATTCCTTTTTTAGTTGGATCCTTTGTAACAGATGTTCTCGCAACTGTGATAGCAGGAAGTACAAAAGAGCCGGATAAATCTCTTAAATCTTTATCGTTTTTTATTTGATGGGCTCTTTCTGCAGACAGCCAAATGACTGGAGTTTTTTTCCATCCCTTGTTTGTTGTTGAGTAAATATTCATTTTCTCATCTATAAAAGAAAAGAGCGCTCTATCAATTGTTTCTAGAGTTGATGGCATGAAATGAATCTCTTCTACCACTTTAGAAGTAGTCGATCCAGTTAGCGATAATTCCAAACCTGTAGTTAAACTAATCGGCATCGAACAATCCCTCGCGTGCTCTTATACATTTGGCTGCAACTTCTAATCTGTGGTCGATTTGCCCGAACAACTGTTTTGGCTCACTCAAAGTTACAATCTCATAATAAATATCACCATACAGAACAAAATCACCAACACGAACAAATAAATCTTGGTCCTCTGTCAGTCTTCTTTTATGGAAATGTGCAGTGATAGAACTTTTCTTGTCCAATCCGATATCATTTGTCCACTCAGTCTCTAGGCCTTCCCAATTAATCAAGGCAAAAACACGCACTGGGGGTAAAAATGTTTTATTTATTGCCTCACCATATAAAGAGTGAAAATTTGTATGTTGGACGCTTATTGGGTAATATACAATTTGTTGTCCTATAACTCTCTCAATTAGTTCGTCATTTACCTGTTTAACAAAATCTCTTTCTTTTTTCCCAACGAACAGAGGTGGTGGCGGAGCGGTTGGTTGTGACCATTTAGTAGACATTTTTTATCACCCCACGTAAACTGATAATGGAACTGCTTGCTGTGTTTTTCTAACTGAGTCTGCTATTGCTCCATTTTGCTCTGATAGTTTAGCATAAGTCAACTCGTCTAATGTCTTTTGTAACTCTTCTCTCAAAGAAGTTTTCTCTTCTTTCGCTTGACTCAATAGTTCAGAATGATTGAGCGTCACGGTTTCTCCTGGTATTGGGATTGTTGAGAACTTTCCCCTAACTTGACCTAGCACTTCTTTTGTCAGAGCCAGGGCAAACCTTCTAATCCACTGTTTTCCAATAGAGTTTATACTTTCATATGGTAGATTTCCAAATGGAATTGTGTTCATGTTATTAATTCCATCTGTACCGACCATCTTATCTGATTCTTCTTTCCAGGCATCTTCTTCAACTGTAAACTTAATCCACATCTTAGTTGGTGCTACTGGAGTTGTGTGTGGGAATATTCTAAGTTTATTATTTTTTATTTCATATGAATGATGAGAAGTTCTAGTCCACATCGCACTCTCAAAAGCCTTTGCTTGTAATTTATTTTGCCAGACTGGAATAATTTGAAATTGTGAATCATCTGCCCATTGGCCATAATTTTGAAGATTCCCAACAGTATTAAGGCCGCCATAATAACCATAAAATCTCCACATTGCTTGCGGAGTTTTATAATAAACTTGAGTAATGTTAATTCTCTTATTACCAACTTTGTTGAAATGCGGATAACTAGATGTAAGAGCGGAGGATGAAATCATTGTTTGTAAGTCGTAATCTTGTACGTCTTCTTCAGTATCAAACGATGCCGAATATTCATTTTTATATCCTCCGACGCCCACTTCCGCAGAAGCTCCATGGGCAAATCTGCGGGCATAACTAAATTCAACTTTTGGATATTTTAACCCTACACCTGCTTTTGCATGAACGAATTCTCCACCAACAACAGAGCCAGTTGACAAGCTGGCTGAAAGTGGCCCATCTTTAAGATTGCCTCTATGGTTAAATGTTCCTGTTGTGTCACCTAACACACTTCCAAGAATATTTTTGGCCTGATGAACATTAACAATATATGAATATTCCAGAACAGACTCTTCATAAGCTGCATAAACATTTGACGAAGATAATTCAATATCTACAACATCTCCACCAAGTTTTTTGTAAGTATAAGCAACTTGATCGGCGGCACCCGATAGAAAATCAACCGATCCTGTATATATCCCAAAGGGTACAACAGTGGACACATGCGAGGTGGTTCCTGTTGCCGGCAGCCTGATTGCGCTGGTGGTGCTCGCTGGCGTGAGAGTTGGTTGTTTGTGAGCCATTCATTAGAGTCTCCTACACACACTAATTAGTTTTAGAAAAAGGAAAACCCCAGTCCAACCGAAGCCAAACTGGGGTTTTCCAATTAAAAGCGAAAGAAAGGCTAAAAATTAACCTAGCAAGTCTCTCACGACTACAAGACCGTACATATCAGGACGTACCATCTTCTTGGCGTAGCGAGTCATGACACCCTTACGGGGCACGAAGTCTTCGATACCAAAGATAGTAGGCGTTACCTGGAGAGGTACATACGGGGCATATACAAAGCCGCTTTCAAGGAAAGAGCCTCCCTTACGACCAACAAGAACAACGTTCCTGGGGAAGTAGGGATCGACGTATACATCCCATTTCTTGCTAAGAGCACCAGTCTTAACAGTCCCAACTGTGCCTCTTTCAGTGTCACCAGTGACATCGGCACGGAAACCGGAAGTGAACTCGAGGATATTAGCAACCTCAGGACCACAAACGATAAAGTTGGCACCGCCGCGAAGGGTCTTACGATGAATCTGAGCAGATACATCATTAATGGTTTCGACAAGAGTCTCATACCATTCAGACACAGTACCGGTAAAGTCAGCACCAAGCAAGTCCTCGTTGGCGGAACCGCCAGCAATTGCTTGGCCGCTTGCGCGGTTAACAAACTTGCCTGGGCGTCGAGACCAGTACTGAGTGCTAGCAGTAGCACCCTTAATAAGATCCTCAAGGATCTCACGGTCAATTTCAAGAGCAATCTGCTCTGAAAGGATACCGGTAAGCTCGACCTCGGCATCCAGATTATGGTAGGCATTTAGATCCTGACCAAGTTCTGGAGACCACTTAGCCTTAAGCTTCTTGGTGATTGCCGTGACAGACACACTGTCGACTTTGATGTCGATTTCAGGAATTGCTGTCTGATTTTCAAGGCCCCAAGAGCTTTGACCAACAACAACACCAAGTGCATTACCTGAAGAAGCAGCACCAGTGCCACCAAAGTCATCAGTTAGAGGATGATTGAACCCTCTATGAGCAATACCGGAAAGACAAAGTGACTCACTAAGTGAAACAGCGGTAACAGTACCAGTGGCAGCATATACTACCATAAGCTTTGTTTCTGCACCTACAGTCTCCGTGATGTCAAGTCGAGTGAGGCGGCGTACATGTACACCATCTAACTCGGTGAGATCTCCCTGAGGTCCAATTGAACCAGTATCTTGAATAGCTACAAGGTTCTTCAGATTAAGCTGATCAAAAGCGCTAAGTGCAACAGTGCCAACACAATAAGCAGAACCTGAAAGATCCGGATCGAATCTAATAAGTTGCTCACCCTTATTTTTATAAGCAGTTGTACCCGTTGCATTATCGGCACCAGCGGTACCTGAAGCAACAATGGTTAGGGTGGTCGCGACACTACCAGTTGGAGAAGCATAACCTTGGTTAAGGTTATAGAAACCTTCTTCACCAGTAGGATCAGTAAGATTGATACCACCAGTAATCTGTTGGCCAACCTTACCACCACCATAAAGTGATTCCTCGGCTTCCTGACCTAGCTTAGCAGATAGAGTCTGGAAATCCAAGAAGAAGATAAGACCTGAGGGTAAGCTCATGGGCTGTACCGACACAAGGTCATTAGCAATTAATCCACCGAATACACGGCGGACGATTGGAAAAGCAACAGCAGCGAAGCCTTCTACATCAGCACCAGCCATGGTTGAAGCTTCACGAAGAAGCTCACGGGCTTGGTTCTCTAGAAGACGAGCCATCGTGCTCTTTTTTTGATCGTTTCCGATACCTTCCAAAAGTCCAGTTTTTTCCCACTTATCAAGTAGAGCAGTACCTTCCTTTTGGAGATCTCTATCAACGATGCCTTCAGTTAGTTTTTGTAAAACAGACATATTAAAATCCTCCTTTAAAGTTTTACGAAATGCCGGCAAGAACTTTCCATCGATCTTGTACCGGATTTGAAGTATTTGCCTTTTGTCGTTTAGGCAAAGTTGTTGAAGAGCGTCTCACAGCTTCGTTCAGTGATTGCGGAGTTCGCTTACGCTCACTACCCACTGTACTTTGAAGTGTTTCGAAAATGACTTTCGCTTCTTCAACTGAACCGGCATTAGACAAGGCTTCGACAATTTTAGTTTTTTGTCGCTCATTCAGGGAGGTACTGCCCAAAACACGATTCGTGTATAAAAGCCTTGCATTCGAAAGATTAACTTCATGAAGTTTGTCTTTCGAATACAAAAGCAATTCTTTATATTTCTTATTTTGTTCAAAGAGTTTATTACCCTTTAAGGTTAAAGACTCAACCTTTTTTTCAAGTTCTTTTTCTCTGGCTGTGGGAACGGGTTTATCGTCGGACTTCTTTAAAACATAATCCGCGTCCTCTTTTTCGCCGCCCTGGGCCAAAAGGATATCTTCCAGCTCATTTTGAAGAGTTTGATTTGATGCGCCTCCAGCCTGACCTGTCGGTACGGGCTTAACATCAACTGTTAATTTTTCAAGAATGCCCATTAAAGCTTCTTCATCTAATTCAAATTCTTCGCCTTCTTCAAGCTCTTCTTCTGAATCTTTTAGCTCTGGAGCGACTTCTTCTTCTCTATCAACCATGTCAGCTGCGTCGACTTCCTCTTCTTCCTCTTCTTCTGCCAGCTCTTCTGCCAGCTTTCCAAGATCTACTTCGATCTTGCCATCTTCCGACGTTGCCACCCCTTCAATATCTTCTCCATCTAGATCAGCTCTTGGAAGCTTTGGAATTTCCTCTTCTTCTTCCTCGTCATCAAGGTCTAGATCTTCTTCCGGTTGTTCCAGGATGGTCTTGACGGCTTCTTTGATCTCGCCCGAATATTTCTCGACGATCATTTTTTCTGCATTTTTCAACGCAGCATCTTTTAATGCTTCTGCATCAACAATAGCTTGTTCTAACATATCAGACATCTAATCTACTCCTAAGAATTATGCATAAATAAATAGTGTGTTCGAGCAGTAAATGACATTTTATATTGTTATTCCAATTTTCTCAATTTTTTCTTGCAAATCTTCAATAATCTATATCGCTACCCAATTAAAAGTAATGTCGTTGCCGGTGCCAACCTCGCCGCCGGTATAATTCACGGCCGTGAAGAAGAAGCCGCCGTTTTGTACCATGGTCACATTGATAAGAAAGCCCCCAGTGGAAGAAGCGATAATGGTATCAGTAGCCAAAATTCCAGCGCACGCGACGTTTCCATACGCTGCGCCATCTGCGCCCAATGCGGTGGCGTTGATGGAGCCAACTACTGTGCCAGCTCGTACATTTCCCATTGCGCCGGTGGTGGAGTTAAACGCGCCACCGTTGTTGTTGTCGGTACCGAAATTTAAAGTATTGTTTGTTGTACCTTTTGCGAGCTTGACACCGGGGGAATCTATGTTAACCTCACCTCCGGAGGTAATTTCCAAAGCGGGTGCGGCGCCTAGTGCACCGTTGCCGTTTTCAATTACGAATTTGTCACTGTCCCCGTCCTCGCAACCTACCGACCATTTAGTAGTTCCTCCGAGTTGAAACTCTACTCTTGGATCTCCATCAGCGGCAGCGTTGTTGAGTCGGAGATTTGTTCCGTTTGCATGCTCACCGCGAATTGCAAGGCCAGTATCAGCAACGTGTGTTACGGAGATCTCTGAATCGGTGCCGAAATACATTACAGCTGCATCGTGACCTAGTCCAAGATCTCCTGTAACGTTTCCAAATGAATTTGCGCCGGCGCCAAGAGTCCAATCAATAACCCCGTCATCGCTGTCGCCACGAATTTCAAAGCCAGTTGTAACAGTGCCATCGTATTCAGCAACGCTCATACGGAGTTTGCCCCTTTCTGTTCCATTAGAGGCGTCATTGATGAAAGTAGTGATTCTAGCAAACTCTTCTTGCTCTCCAGCATCATTATCGCCATACCAACTTATTGTTCCAATATTATCATCGTCTGCGGCTGTTCCAGCTGATCTATCTTTCTTGAGCGTCAGCC